ATGAAACGCGCCATTTTAATTATATTTCTTACAGCAGCCTGTGTCGTAGCCTTCCTCTCGGTAAGAGGCACAATGCCGTTTATACCTATCTATGGTTCTTCTATGGAACCCACGCTACAATCCGGCGGCCTGCTTATGATTAGCGGCATCGAACCTAAGGACATTAAAGTAGGCGATATTATCGTCTATAACGTCCCTTCGATGGTCCGCGAATATTACAACTACCCTCCGACCGTAGCCCACAGGGTTATCAAGATAAATACCACCCCGTCCTTAGGTTACCGCACACAGGGTGATAACACTGGCGAAGACCCGTTTACCGTTATGCCCGGTGATATCCGCGGCACCGTGGGCAGCCAGATACCTTATCTCGGCTTGCCCCTCCTCTTCTTCCAGAGCCAGCAAGGCGTGATATTTGCTGTCGTCGCCCTGTTACTGCTGGCTTTATTCCTCTACGGCACGGAAATCGGCCGGGGCGGCGGTTGGGTTCATAGGGGGTTTTTCTCTCCCGTCATCATCGAAGAAAAACGCGCTAACCGGATGCTCTCCCGCCAGCTGGAAGGCACTGAAAAGAGAATGGAAAACACCGAGCAAGCCCTGGAAAAATTCTCTGCCGCTGTCACCGAATACGCCAAGCACCTGGCCAGCCATACCAGCGCCATCCAGGGTTTATCCGATGCATCTCATGAGTTAAAGAAGGGCGCCTCCGAACAAAACCGCGTCCTCTCCGCCATCATGGATAACGTGGTGAAAACCAGCCCAAAGCGCGAAACGATTATTATTAAAGAAATAGTCGCCCCAGCGCCGCCAACCCCGGAAATTAAAAAACAGGCGATAAAACCCTATCATGGAGCTTTAGCTAAGGGTATAGTGGGCTGCGCCCGCAAACATCCGTTTACCCATGAAGAAAAGTCTGTTATATCCCACTAGGTATAAACAGCGGTAACCACAGCTTCTTTAGGGTTATTCTCATCAAAAAAGATTACGGCTACCTTGCGTCCCGCCACCATTTCCGCCGATGCCAGATTCCTGGCTACCGTGACGTCTTCAAGATATACCTTATAGCCATCGGCTAGACGCACCGTTGCCGTGTAATCAGCAGCATTAAAACTCTTGAGCTCCGCCTTCTTTATCTTCACGCTACACACCACCTAATTCTAAACGCTGTTTATACTCGCCGCGCTGCGGGCGATACACTAGCGTCATACCCAGCACCCGCCTCTTTGCCGCCGCCAGTCCGGCGCGGGCGTCGGTTACCTCAATAACATCAAAAAGCTGCTGCCCGCAATTTACCGGCACCAGCATCGCTCCCCCAGCCGCAGCTATAGCCGCTTTCCTTAAAAATGCCTCCCCCCTCTGGTAGCCTTTCGCCGTAGTATTTAAATTCCTATCCTCGATATGCCTTATCCGGTCATAGAGCCGGTCAATCTCGTCCCAGTCAAAGCTGTCAACGACGATCATTTTACCCTGGCTCGCATCGTAACCCTCCACCTGCGCCCTGTTCGTTCCCCAGGCTACTTGCCGGTAGCTGCCCTCCAGAATTGCATGTTCTACCCCATAGCTGTATTCCGAGTTATCCGCAGACTGCGGATTAACCAGATAGGCTTTATTCCCTTCGACAAAGATTACATCGGGCGCGAAAGAAAGCAGCTTCTCTATCACGCTTTTTCCGTTATCATTCGGGCTTACCGTGAAATCCGGGTAAAAACCTGTTATCGTCGAGGACTGGGATTTCACTTCCAGCTTCAGACCGGCCCGCGCCAGCACCACGGTGATGATATCCTTGACACTCTTATCGCTGGACGTCTTATTCCAGCGCATCTGGTGTCTGGCTTGCCAGTCGCTTAACGTTCCCCACCCATCCTTCCCCCACAGGATAACGCTGGCTTTACCACCGGCGCTGATGTGCTCGATAGACTCCAGGCAATAGCTCTGGCCGGCGCTGTATTCATCTCCCGCGGCCGTGCGGTAACCGGGACTGAACAATAGCTGGCAGCCTATATCCAGAACCGCTATATCGCCCTGCCCCGGCGTGGCGTACTTGCCGTCGTCATTCTTTAGCTCCACGGCTAAGATGCCCCCCGCTTGGTCAATCTCCTGCCTTAGGCTAACAATATCCTCCGTCAGGTTAAGGCTCTGGCTGCTCAACGAAGCCCTCCAAACGCCGTCGGGATTGGTTAGCCAGCCGTAATCGCCGTAATGAGCCATCGCCAGCCCGTATTCGCAGGAAAGATTAAATGGCGTCGCCTCGATCCAGAGTCCATCGTAATAGTGCGTGCCCGGCAGAGTATGTGTCCCGAAAGGGCGATTGTATGCCTCGATGCCGCTGTATTTCTCGGTGTAAAAACCGCGGTAAACGTCCGTCTTATCCAGGAACGGCTGCTTATACTCGTAATCCCCACCCGCCGGCGCCGAAGCAAGCTCCCTTAAAGCCGACCACGTGCCCGCGCTGACCTCACCGCCGTCGCCGTAGACCAGACTCCACATTTTGTAATTGCCCGCCGTATCTTTGCCGGTAACCAACAGGTTCCAATCGCCGTCATAGACGCAAGCCACGCCGGATAGATTGCCGGTGGTTTTATCCCATGCCGTTCTCGCCTGCCACCCGCCGCTGACATATTTCATTATGTACAGAGTCGAAGCATCGGCGATAAAAACGGCTATATTGCCGCCGGGCTTATAAGCCGCCGCGATGCCATAAATGGCGGTAGTCTGTGAATAGTCTATAAGCTCGGCGCTGCCCCAGTTCACGCCGTAATCAGTGCTCTTGATGCGCCTGATTTCCCGGTTAGACTTAATCCAGAATATAGAAACCTCCGCGTTCAAAGAAGTCGCCGCCGTCACGACGGCGCCGTACTGGTTGGTATAAGTCCACTGGCTGAAATCGCTCCCCGGGCCCGGATTGCTCACCCTCTGGCGGTATAGCTTCCGGGAATCGCTGACCGGCGTTATTCTGGCTCTAACCATCGAGCCGTCGCCGGCAATAGTCAGAGTATGAAAATAATCATCCTCGGAGCCGTCGTACAGCCTGGACCAGCTATACTTGTCGACCCCGGCGATTTTACTTACAGCTTCAATTTTCATATAAGGAATCGAAGCTGCCTGTTTTTGTGCCGTCAGCAATGTCGATGTCAGCGTACGCATCTCTTTCCCCCATACTTTTTGGTTATTGTCTCCCTTGGCTTTGCTCGGGATAAATCTTGTATCTTGTATCTTGTCTCTTGGTTATTACCGTTTACGGTCCGGGATCGGTGGTCTTGGAAATATTGGGGAAATATGGCTCGTAAAGGGCGTTAACGCTCACGCGGTTCCTCCGCCCCATTCTCTTAAGCTCCTGCCGGAAAAACTTGAGCTTCTGGTTGCCCCACTCCAGCAGTTCCCCGGGCGTTACTGTGCCCCCCACATTGACCCTGTTGATGGCATAGACCGCCAGCTCGATGGCGGCATAGCCGCAGGCGCCGCCGGCTACCAGGTCCTCGTATTTTGCGGGCAGCGTTGACTCCTCGGCATTCAGCGTATGCTTCGCGCCGTAATAGATGCCGCAGTTAGAGCCATCCGGCAGGTCGCCGCTCAATATAGTCAGCGCTTCACCCCAGATGGAAAACTGCTGGTAGTTGGGCGGTGTATCACCCACCGGGTATTCCACGGCAGCTACCATTATACGGTCGTCTAACCCGGATATATCCAAATCTCTTGACCCCGCCGATGAAGGCAGTATCGCCTTCGCCGGCAGCGGCAGACTTTCCGATAGCTCTCCCACCGCCCGGTTAATGTGCCTCGTGAGCTCGGTATCCGTCCAGCGGTAATTTTCGGCGTCGCTATCGTGCAGGTCGGCTCTGACTAAAGTTATCATGTTCGCTAAGTTCATAAATTGACCTCCTTATGTGTTATGCTCACCTGGCCTCGGTGATTATGTAATCTCAAATCGTAACCCGCTTTTCCCGTTAGTATTTTCACATTGTCCGTACCGCCGCCTTCGTCCTGACTGAAAAGGCTTTTGAGCAGACCACCCATCTCCGAGCCGCTGCCCCCATCGCTCGCCAGCATAATCGCCGCGGTAAGACTCGCCTCCACCCCCGACCCCGCCTCGGCTGTGCCCAGTTCTCTTAAAGATGTTGCCTCTGTTCCATTGCCGCTATCGGAGGATGTCTTTACCTCCCCCATCGTATAAGTAATTACCAGCTTTGGTTTGTAGCCAGTACCCTGTTCAGCAGTATAAAAATCAAGTTCAGATATAACGTTACTTGACCATGTAGGAGTTGTTCCAGATACATCATAATTAGCATTTCTAAATCCCAGCTTAGTTATGGATGTTTTGGAGATAATCGTCAGGTCATTGAGAGCAAAGTCATTGTATCCAGTAACGCTAAAGCTAGCATAGGTAATAAGTGTGGAGAGAGCGGTAGAACCCACCTGACTATAATCGGCAGCTACTATAGCTGTATTAGAAGCAGGAGTTGAGGCATAAAGGTTTATATTAGGTGTAATATTCAAAGCATCAGCCTTGAGAGAGCCGTAAATACTCACGATGGCTGCCGTAATGGAGCAGTCATCAGGCAAACCAGAGGTATTGAACAAAACAATAGCCCTAGCTAAGGATACCCAATTAGAAGTGTTAGCATGGCTGCATATAAGTACATAAGCATAAGTAATAGAGTCCCATGCAGTAGCGCCTGCGCCAGTGCGCATATTAGACCATGACTCCCCTGACGCTGTATATCTTTGTGCCATCCCGTCTACACTTGAAGTTTCCGTGTGAGCGTCCGGGTAAAAAGTGGCGCTGTCGCTAACCGTTAAGGGATAAATCACTTTATTGAATTGTTCTTTGGTGATTAATTCTTCGTCATCTGAAACGGCGTATTGGCCTAGCTTGAGCTTGAAGTCGCCCGATTGATTATACTTAATTCTGACTTCTTCATTGGGATTCTGATTGAATACCCATGAACCAAGTATATGACCTTCAATAAGTCGTAGTCTGCGTTTGCAGATTCCATAATCCCATTCAAGTACATTATTTGAATAATTAGAATTTACAGGGTCCACCGCAATCAAAGTTGGACCTGACAAACAAGTTATCTCGATATTATCGAGAAATATCTGTGGACTGAAAGTAACTGATTCTTTAGCCTTTCTTCCATCCGGCTGGTCATTCCGAACCGCAAGAGTAACTTGTATGCCAGACACATCAGCCTTAAATAGATTGTTTCTCTCCGCGAAGCCCTTATCTGTCTTTTGCCAGCCGGCCTCAATAGCTTTGCCCTCGTTATCGACCATCGGCAGCTGCGCAACGACCATGAATTGCTTATCGCTTTTCAGGTCGCGATAGAATTTCGCGTAAGGGCTGCTTTTACCCTTAATTGCTTTCCCGTAATCACTCGTGAGTTCCACGTAGTCCTTATCTATGCCCTGCCTCTCCAGATGAGCCAGCAGCACAGGGTCGGTGACTATTTTGGCTGGGTCGGTTACCTTAAGAGCTTCCATTGATGCCGTCTCCTGTCTTACGCCAGCGTTATATCCACCTGCAGCGTCCAGGTGCCGCCGGACTTCGTCCCGAGGCTTTCCACCTTGCGATTCAGGCACTTGCCGCTGGTAGCCTGCTTGACTACCCATTCGTTCCAGGCGTAGTTAGCTTCGCTCGCCCCGAAGCTTGCCTTAAAGGTCGCTTTTTGCGTTGTGGACGTGGGATAACCTGTATCCATGCCCTTGTAGGTCTTATTGGTGGCAGCCTGCAAATCCGTCTGCGTGGCATTGTCTGCCGTGTTGCTGTCCCCCACCCCTATCTGCGCCCCCGCGTTATTAAAGTGGTTAGCAGAATCGCCGCAGATTAAATCCCATATCTCGTCGATGCCGCTGTTAAGCAGGCAGTTCCCCTCCCCGTTTATCACCTCATAGGGCTTATAAAGCCGCTGGAACTCTGCCTCCCGCCCCCGGTATTTCTCAATGTCCTGCCAGTACTTGCTAAGTTGAAAACGACAAAGCCATTTCGCTGTATCCTGTTTTTCCATGATTACCTCCCGTTCTTTTTTCTGTCATCCTGAGCCCTCACGCTACACTCAGGGTAAACTCCGTGAAGGATCTCGGGGTGGTTCAGGGATTTTTTTTATACGCCCCTCCCCGAGATTCTTCAGTCGTGGAGTTCATCCCGATTTTATCGGGGCTCCTTCAGAATGACATTTTTAGTTGTTTTTATGTCTAGTCTTTGACGCCGATAAGCGCCGCTGCTTTAATTGAGCTGAACAGCGCCAGCGATACGTACCACTTAACGCGTGTCCTGGAGGCGTCTTTGTTTTCCAGCGCCCCCACCGGTTCTACCTGGAGGTGCCCCGGGCTAGTCAACCCGCAAAGCGCGCCCTCCCCCAGTTGCACGGCATAAATGGTAGAGCAATCCCCACCGGTTGTCGCCGTTTCTAACCCGCCGGCGACCAGGTGCGTATCAAGTATCCAGTCGTTAACGCCGATAAGCACACTGTCCCACAACTGCACGAAGTTCCCCCACTGGTCGCGGTCGGTCTCGGTCATACCGCCATCCGCCCTCACCAGCGCGTTTATCTTCCGTCTGGAACGTCGGCTCATGAGCAGCATATCCGGCTTGCCGCCTTTGACGGCATCGATAAGCTCGTCCAGTTTGGCGAGCGACAGCGTCGCGCCGGCCCCGCCCATCGCGATTACCTGGCTGCCTGCTGCGCCGGTATTGATGAGTTTCTTAAGCCCATCGAACTGCTTGGCGTTGACCGCGGCGTTGCCGTAGATAAAAGTTTCTTCGAACTTGCTCTTCAGCGCCTTAGCCTTAAGCTCGATGACCGATGCCTCCAGGTCCTGGATATTGCTGCGGGTTGATTTTAAGAAGTTATCCACATCCGCGTCGCCGCCCATGATTTTCAGGTTGGCTATCAGCTGTGTAAAGGTCGGTGTGGACTCATCCCATTCGTCGCCCACATCGTAAAAGTCGATGTCCGGCAGCGTGTTTTCCTGGTTGCAAACAAGATATAAACCTACCCCTATGTATTAAGGATGAATTAAATGAGATATTAGAGCCGGTCACGCCGCGTAAGGGGAGCCGTCAATGACTACTAACACTCAAATAAGCCCACTTAAATTATTAACGCTTGGCTATTCCGTCATACCATCCGGGGCCGGCGACAAAGGTAAATCCCCCCTAGTAGATTGGACAAAGTACCAAGAGGTTATGCCGACCGAGGACAACCTGGAAAAATGGAAGTCCGATTTCCTGCCTTCTTTATGGGGAATCGTTACCGGCGCCATTTCCGATATTGTTATCGTTGACGTTGACAAGCCCGATGAATACAAGATATTTGAGACACAAGGAATAAAACCGCACATTAAAACACCGAGGGGCGGCTTCCACTATTATTTTAAATACCCAGGGTTCGCCGTTAAATCGAGAGTCGGTGTAATGCCTGGCCTCGATATCCGCGCCGATGGCGGCTTCGCCAATGTTACAGGTAGCAATCCGGTCACCGGCGGCAGTTACGAAGTTCTTATTATCCCTACCCGCGAGAATGTCTACCCTTGGGACAAGATACCCGCTCCGATATTGAAGGCAATACTCACAACAACCAGAATAAAAAAGGCAGCCGCTACAGCGATGATACCTCATGGTGAGCGCAACGCTACCCTCGCCAGCATCGCCGGACAACTCCGGCACGTCGGCGCCACGCAAGAGGAAATCGAAACCCGCCTTTTGCGCGATAACCGGGAGCGATGCGACCCGCCGTTATCCGAGAATGAGGTATTAACTATTGCCAATAGTATCGCCAGGTACGAACCTGCCCCCATAGGTGGAAACGGCCATAAACACGCTGATAATTTAATCGAGACTGTTAATTTTACCGATGCAGAGAACGGTGAATATATTACCGCTTTATATAGTGACACATTGAGATACGACCATCGCCGGGCCCGGTGGCTAGAATGGCACAACCACTACTGGCGGACGGACTCCGATGGCCAGGTCACTCGTTTAGCACTCAAGGCTGCGCGGGCGCGCTGGCAAGCTACGGTAAATATTACCGATAACGAACTGCGCCAAAAGGCGACCAAAAAGGCAATCGAGAGCGAACAACGGGCGCGCCTTGATAACGCCCTGGCGCTGGCCCATGATTTTCAGCCCATAGCGGATAGCGGCGATAATTGGGACAAAAATCCCTGGCTGTTTGCCGTTGCTAACGGCGTAATAGATTTGAAAACGGGGAAATTAAGACCAGGGAAACAATCCGATATGATAACCATGCGCTCGCCGGTGCAATATTCCCCGGCTGCGAAAGCGCCGCGTTGGACACAGTTTTTAAATGAGATATTCGACAATAATAATGAACTAATCTCTTGGCTTCAAAGATATATGGGTTATTGCCTTACCGGAAGTATTAAAGAGCAAATCATCCCTATCGGATACGGCAACGGAGCTAACGGTAAGACTGTGTTTATCGTTGTCATCCGATATGTAATAGGCGAATATGCTTATGATGCACCATTTAACACATTCGAGTTAAACAACCGCAACCCTATCCCTAATGACTTGGCTGCCCTGGGCGGCAAGCGTTTTGTCACCAGCTCGGAGACAAACGAGGGCAGCCGATTCAATGAAGCCCGGATAAAATCATTGACCGGCGGGGACTCTGTGACAGCCCGTTTCCTTCACTGTGAATATTTTACTTATCAGCCGGTAGCAAAATTCTTTTTAGCTGTAAACCATCGACCGCGGGTAAGTGACGATAGTTACGGCTTCTGGCGGCGTGTTCGATTGATACCTTTCACGCGGCAATTTAAAGGGAGCGCGGACGATAAAGAACTAACATCAAAACTTATAGACGAAGCTCCGGGCATACTTGCCTGGTTAGTGCAAGGTTGTCTCAAATGGCAAAATGAAGGTATGGAGTCCACGCCGGAGTGTATTATCACAGCGACAAAAGAATACGAATCCGAGAGCGACCCCCTATCAGGATTTATACTTGACGAATGTGTTATATCCGAGCAAGTTCATGTCCAGTCTAGCCGACTATATAAAGCCTATAAGGACTGGTGCCACGGCCAAGGGATGCAGGATAAGGAAATTTTAACTCTCAATGCCTTCGGGCGTCGGATGGGGAAAAATTACAAAAAATCCCATAAAGAGGGCGGAGCGATTTATCTAAGTTTAGCTTTAAAGGCTGACGGATTCCTGACGGATTCTAAAGCTATGTTCACTGGAAACACATTAAATCCCCATATAGATACTCGCGTGGAGAATGAATGTGAAAATCCGTCAGATTCCGTCATTCCGTCAGCCGACAATGATTTACCCCCTTACCCGGATAAGCCTTGCCCTGTATGCGACAGCGAATGTTATCGCCTCGACGAAAATAATGAATATGTGTGCGATGATTGTCGGCCGCTAAAAAAGAGGTAAAAGTAAAATGACATCTCGTTGCCGGACTTGCGGCGGGAATATTGTCAAGGATATCAGCGATTATGATTTCGGATTTATCCTTGCCCATAAATGCTTTCAATGCAGCCAGCAAGTAAAACCCCAGGTAGCAACCGTAAAGTTTACAGGGCACCGTCACCAGCAGCGCCACGCCGGACATGCTCTTCTCGATGCCGCCGAAAGCCGACCGCGGACTCTCCGATAAATCGTGCATGGAGCGGTAAATCAGGTCGATATAATTGATGTGCAGGTTAACGCCCCCTCCTTGCAGCAAGTCCAGCAAGTAGGCTTTAGCGTCTTCCGGGATGTTCCACACCGCCCCCGGTTTGACGGCGATATCCTCGGACTCTTCCACATTCTCCAGCACGGCAATAGGGTTCCCGGATAGCTCCAGGATGCGCGATAGCTGGCTCATAGCGCGGTTCAGCTCCCGCTGGCTCTCCATTATCTGCGGTAAATCGGAGATGCCCCAGAACTTCTTCGGCTCGCGCAGGTTGGGGAAAATCACAAACGGGATAAAGCCGTAGGGATTGGGTTTGCCTTCCAGCAAAGCGTTATCCATGTACAGCTCAAAGTCCCGTTCCGTCCATATCTCTACAATGACCGCCGTTTTGTTTTTGGACTTTATACCATAAAGCAGCTCAACCTCTTCCTGTGACAGCTGGTATCTGGAAGCGATACGCCATAACCGTGACGAATCATCGCCGGAGAACCAGGCGTAGATACCCTGCACATCGGGCGCCGTCACCCTCACTCGCTTTTCTGCCGCGTCCCAGATGACCTTATAGCACCCATCTCCCAGCACCGCGCAGTCGATTTCCGTCTCCAGGTCCAGCTGCTCCAGGTAGTTCTCGCTGTATACCCTCCTAAGCGCCGCCTCTGCCCTTCTGGCGCATTCTCTTGCCCGGTCCGAGTCCCGATAAGGGTCAACGGTAAAGCTGATGCCCCCCATGAGATATGATGTAACTTTTTCGATAAATACCTTGGCGTAATTAAATGTCAGCCGCCGCTCGTGCCACCTCCCTTTGCCCTCCCACTGCTTTCCGTAATAAAAATCCAGCAGCTCCTTATAGCCCTTTATCCTGTTGAGGTCTATCCGCGCCAACTGTGATAGCACTGAATCATTCGTCATTTATCCTGCTCCTTTATACTTGTATACTAATAACTAACAACTAACTACTAAGTACTCCTCAACGCCCTCTGAATCGTTCGCTGACTCACCCCGAAAAATATCGCCAGCTCTTTAACTCTCCTTCCGGCATTAAAAAGCCTTTTTATCTCCTTATCACGCGTTTGCTTCATCCAGCGCTGTCGACCCCTCGGTTCATCATAAAGGCATTGCGGAAAAGGACAATCAAGGCAGGCTTTAGCGTATTCGCACCCTTCATCGCGATAGTGACAGTACTCCGGCTTTAAATCTAGTCCTTCATGGCTTGCTTTTTCTTCTTCTTCCAGGTTATCTCCGCCAATCTCACAAGTCTCCAAAACCATAGCTCACCTCTCAAACCAAACAGCAGAACATTAGCACATTTGTTCTATTATCGTCAATGTCCTGCTGTCACCTTTTTGGCGCTCCCCCCTTGACAACTTAAAATAAAGCTGTTATAATTGCTTTAACAAAGCAATATTTATTTATAGTATTGCTAAAAATGGTATGTCTATATTAGAAAACTATTTTAGTGCCCTCGAGGCCAGCCGGCGTCTTAAAGTGCATCCGGAAACGGTCAAGCGGCTCTGCCGCCAGGGTGACCTCCCAGCCAATAAAATTCGTAACACCTGGCTGATTAAAAAAGATACTCTGGATAACTTCGCCGGTACCTATAATCCCAATCCCGGCGCCCGGAAAAAGCTGATTAAATGAAAGGAGTCGAAGAAGAAAAATTCGCCAGGCCAGATAAAATTTCTCCTTTTATAGGAGCCCATCATGAGAAAACTAATCATCTTTATAAAACACCCTGAAAGTCTTATCTCGCTGGCGGTAATTTTGTTACTACTTGCGGTTTTCGTGCCGTCCCTGCCGGTTCTGGCAGCCCCGGTAGTCATCCTTGTACCCGCCTCCGGCGCTGTGGGTACCGCTATTACTATCAGCGGCACGGTTTTCGATTCTTACAAGGGGGACAGTATCCACATCTTCTTTGATGCTACAGAAATTGAAAAAAGCCCGGTTGTTATCCCCCAGGAAGCGGCTTTCTCCGTCGACTTTACTATCCCCGCCGATGCCACCACCGGACAGCATTGGATTGAAGTCAGAAGCGAAACAACATCAACCTCGATGCTCGCCAAGAACTTTTTTACTGTTGAAGCAATTACTCTAACGCTCGCCACCCCCGAAGGTTCTGTCGGCGACTCTATTAACATCAGCGGCGCTGGTTTTTACGTAGGCAAGCCGGTAACCATCCACTTTATGAATTTAACGCTGGATGAAATAGGCACCGTAACAGCTTCCAACACCGGCGATTTCACTTACCAGCTAACCATTCCCATTAGCGCCGCCGGTCTTCATCAGATTGTCGCCTCCAACGATGTAGGTAACCGCGCGGAAACTCAATTCAAAGTGCTCCCTTATCTTAAACTTAACTACGATTCAGCTGGTCCTGGCGATCCGGTCAGCGCCAGCGGCTTTGGTTTTGCCAGCAGCAGCACGGTTACCATTATCTTCGGCACCTTCAATGTAGCTTCGGTTCAAACCGATGAACTTGGCAGCTTCATCATCAATTTTACTGTTCCCTCTGTTCAACCCTATTCCTATAATATCAGGGCGCAGGATGGTCAAGGCAATTTTGATACCGCTAAATTCACCGTTACCGCCGGCGCCAGCCTAAGCCAGAGCGTCGGCGCCACCGGCAGCGAACTCACTGTCAACGGCACTGGCTTTACGCCCGGACAAACCATTACTATCTCTTATGATGACACCCCCGTCCCTACGGTCCCTACGGTTGTTGTCACCGATAATAACGGCGACTTCATCGCTACTTTCACCATCCCCGCCGGCGGCGGTAAACACGTTATCACCGTAAGTGGGGGCGTCACGACCAAAAAATACACCTTCACCTTAGAAAAAGACCCCCCGCCGATGCCTGTTCTCCTCCTGCCCATGAACAATAGCCTGACTAAAGCTGAATCTTACTTTGATTGGGCTGATGTTGCCGATATCAGTGTGCCTGTAACCTACATCCTGGAAGTTGCCTCGGACCAGAATTTTGCCTCTGTAAATCTATTCAAAATAGGCATTCAAAGTTCGCATTATACCCTCACTGAAGATGACATCTTAACAGCGGCTTTCAAAAGCGCCCCTTATTTCTGGAGGGTACAGGCTGTTGACGGCGCCGATAACGAAAGTGAATGGTCAGCCACCTGGGTTTTTTACGTGAGCGTGCCTTCCATCCCCACCTTAACCCTACCCGCCGCTAATGCAAAAGTTGAGTTACCCATACACTTTAGCTGGCAATCTACCGAAAGCCTTAGTCCGCCGCTAACCTATAACCTGCAAATCGCCGCTAACCCCGATTTCGCCTCTCCCCTTCTAAATAAAACCGGCCTCACTATCGCGGGATACCTCATTTCCGAAGCAGACGATTTGAAATTTGAGATGAATATGACCTATTATTGGAGAGTAAAAGCCATTGACGCCGCCCATAACTCCAGCGATTGGTCAACGACCGGCTCTTTCTATTTTATTTCCACTTCCGGCTTCCCGGGTTGGGCAACCTATACTCTGATAAGTGTTGGAGGTTTAATAGCCATCATTCTCGCATTCCGTGCTGGTAGGCGGACGGCCTATCATTAATGATAAAATAACGTTATATGTTGCAGGAGGTTTATCATGAAAAATAGGAGAATCATCAGGATATTCGGTATTGCGCTTATTCTCTCCCTGTTGCTCATCGCCTTACCGGTATCGCCAGCCTTCGCCACCACTTACAGTATCACTCTATCTCCCACTCAAGGCGAAGTCGGCGATACGGTTACCGTCCATGGGACGCGCTCCCCGGCATCCCCACAGATTTACAGCGCCAATATCTACATCTCCCCAACTAATGTCGATGTCGGTGCGAATCTTTCAACAGCATCGTTCTATTATACGCGACTTCGCTCCGGTATCACTATCCTCACCACCCTCGATGACCCCATTAATGCCGGGAACTTCACTACAACCTTCACTATACCTGCCACTATAGCCGCCTCGGCCGACCCCTTGGCAGGAGGAGCCAACGCTCACACTGTTGCCAGCGGCACGTATTATGTTTACGCCACGATTACTTCATCATTAACGCCTACTTCCTACTGGATAGTAGCTGCCAAGACAACCCTTACTGTCACCGCCCCTACCCTCGATCCCCTCTCTCCAACCACCGGTCCCGCCGGTTCTCTTGTTGTAGTCTCTGGCTCCAACTTACCGGCCAGCACGGCCCTTATCTTCAAATTCGATACTACCACTCTCACGCCATCTGGGCATACAAGTACATTACCCAGTGGCCTCTTTTTAAGCTCCATTACTATCCCATCCGGTGCCACTGCCGGTGCCCATACCATCTATGTTACCGCCGGCACTGGTGCTAGTGCAGTCACCCTCTCCGCTACCTTTACTGTTACTGCCGCCGCTACCCCCGCGATTGACCTCTCCGTGGTTACAGGCGCCCCCGGCACCTCCGTAATCATTACCGGTTCTTACTTCACAGTCAGCACCGCCCTCGTCTTTCAATTCGATACCACCACTCTCACGCCGACTTCAGGAGATATCGCCACTCGCAGTAGCGGTATCTTTATCACAATTATAGCTATCCCAGCCACCGCTACTGCCGGTGCCCATACTATTACCGTTACCGCCGGCACTACTACCGACTCCGCTACCTTTACCGTCACGGGAACACAAACAACCACGCCTCCTCCCACACCCTCGACCGTTCCCCTTAGTCTCAACCAGACCAGTGGCGCTATAGGCTCAACTATCAATATCGCCGGCAGCGGTTTTCTTCTTAGTCATGCCTTTACAGTTACCTATAGTGGTAGTACCGCAAACACTACGGGCACTACTCAGGCAAATGGCTTCTTTTTCGCGTCTTTCCAGGTGCCACCCAGCCTGCATGGTATTCATATTATCACCGCCACCGACGGCACCCATGTTGCCAGCGCCAACTTCACCGTGGAATCAACCCGCCCGCAAACACCGCAACCATTACGACCCTATATGAGCGAAGCAGTATCATCACCAATTACTTTTGATTGGGCAGATGGTGAAGATGTCAGCCTCCCGATTACCTATAAGCTGCAAATTGCCACGGCTGCCACCTTCGCTGCCGATACCATTATTATTGATAAAACGGGCATCACTACATCCGAATACACCCTTAACGTTGCGGATGAACTAAAGGTTACCACAGACGTGACCTATTACTGGAGAGAAAAAGCCGTCGATGCTGCCTCTAACGAAAGTGACTGGACCGGTGCCAACGAATTCTCGATTGCTAAATCATTCGAATTCGCCGGCTGGCTGCTATATGTTACCATCGCCATCGGCGCACTGTTCTTGTTCCTGCTCGGCATCTGGATAGGCAGAAAAACCGCCTACAATTACTAA